GAAATAGGGGATTAAACAGCAGGGAAGGCAGGAATATGTTTTATTGCAGGAAGGGCATTTAAATCTTTGAATGTCAATGATGAAATGCTGAAAAAGAGTAACGACATTCCTGGAGTAATGCCCATGGCGATGGAGCATACCCGAATAACCACAAACTCTGCAGCCGTACATATGAGAGATATTATTTCCCTTTAAAACCAAACTCATGGTTATATTTTTCAAAAAATTGTCAATACTAATCATAGAGTTGGTTTTTGAGGGAAAGAAGGAATTAATATATTCCGCTTTCCCTTTCTCCTTTCATAAGAATTACCAATAGTATTGACAGATATTTCAATTTGCATAACAAAAAATCAAATTATTTAAACTGAAGTGAACAATAAAGGTTAATTTATTGTGCTGTTTTTTGGGAATTTTGAGATGATACAATTTGCTTTTTCACAATTATATAATTACCATAACCTCAGGCGAGAAGTAGAGCGAGAAAAACGAGACATCATCGAAGCAGGTGGACGTGATTTGGCTGAATGGGGTGGTGGTATATCGTATCACTCGGACCCGACGGCGAATAGGGCTATTAAACTTACCAGCCCAGAATTGCTAGAAAAAGAAAAGTGGCTCAAGGTGGTTGAAGGTACTATCCAGCACTTCCAAGGCACTGAAAAAGGCCGGTTGCTGCAGAAAAAGTATTTTGACGAACTGGGAGAACGGCACATATGTCGGGAGCTACATATTGAAAGAGCTACGTATTATAATTGGCGGAATGAAATAGTGTTTTATACCGCATTATTAGCGGCGCAAGAAGGCTTGATAAAAGTCTAAGACTTTTTTGGCGGATAAGTGTGTTAAAATGGTAGTGTAAAATTGTGTGTAAACCCTCTCCTCCTCCAGCCCGGTTGCTCAGCCGGGCTTTGTTGAAAAATATGGTGGTTTTAGTAGGATTTTCTTCCTTTCTTATAGAATATTAATACGAGAAAGGAGGAAAGTAATAATGGGGGATAAGAAAGACGCTATAAAAAGTTTTCTTACAGAAAATGTCTTAGGAGTCATAATTGAATATGGTAAAGAAGCGGCTAAAGCTCGGATAAAAGATGTTGTTACTAATGATGCTGCGAAGTTAGCTGCAGCGGTTGGTATTGATATGGCAGGCTCAATAATACCGTGAATAGGGAGTGCTATTTCTGCATATAGAGCTCAAAGACAACAAGGAAGAAACATGAACGGTACTTAAAACTTTCCCGAAATTCCTGAAAAAATTATGATATTATTAAGATGGAAAGTTGCAAAACCGCCCGGGAGACCGGAGCGGTTTTATTTTTACACAAAAAGGCGCATGTGGGATACGAACATCACATTGAAGCCAGGGGCGGGAGGCGGTGATGTGAAAAAGAAGGATTTTCTCCTTTTTATTGGAGTAGAAAACCCTCCCAGCAAATGGTACAATATAAGAAAAAGGCTGGAGGGGATAATATGGGATTCTTTAGTCAGATACAGATGAAATTTGTTGACGGAATAAATGCCTACAAAAGCGGAGACATAGTTACCCTTGATATTGATGAAAAAAACAACGAAATTATTATTAAAGGTTTTATAAACAGAAATGCTCCTGTAATACATTTGCCACTGAATAAACTAACACATGTATCATTAGAAACAGAACAAGAAATCATAGAGAAAAATAAAAGTGTTGTGGGCAGGGCGGCAGTTGGTACATTAATAGCAGGGCCATTAGGAGCTATTGTAGGGGGAATGTCCGGTATAGGCACAAAGAAAAAGAAAGGAAAGGAAAAAGCTATTCTAACAATTGGATACACAGAGGGAGAATTGGTATTTATTGAGGATAAGAATATAACGATTACAAATTTTTATAACAAGTTAAGAAAATATATACCTAGCGGCGGAACTGAAATAAAATCAGGTCATATTAGACTGTAAATTAAATATTAAGATTAAAGCACTTGCTTCAAGCAGGTGCTTTTTGTTTGGTGATTTTATGGCCAGAGAATTTGCTAAAAGCTTTTACAACTCAAGAGCATGGAAAGAATGCAGGGAGGCGTATAGGCAATCAGTCAACGGATTATGTGAACGATGCTTAGAAAGAGGATTGTATGTGCCAGGAGATGAAGTACATCATAAAGTATATCTTACACCGGAGAACATAAACAATCCAGAGATAGCTCTATCCTGGGATAACCTTGAATTGTTATGTGCGACTTGCCATAGCAAGGAACACAATGAGAAGTATAGTCCATTGAGAGAAGGATTTGGATTTGATGAGAATGGGGATTTGATAAGGAGTGAGTGATTATGATTGTAACTTATAACGAGAATATGGAACCAATAATCAAGCTAAATAAAGTGGGATGATTACTCCTATTAGAAAAGCAAGGATACCTATACCCCCCTATAAATAAAGTGGGTGTTGGCTGTGTGAATACCACGTGCCCAACTCTCAAAAACCTGGGAAAGTTTCCGTACATGAGGGGGGCAAAGTAGGGTGGGGAATACCACTTAAAAAGGTGGTGAAAATATGAGGCTTTACGATGAGATAGAAAAAGATAAACAGATTAAAAAAGAGATAAAGAGACTTAGACAACTTTTTAAAGACTTACCGCCAAATAAAAAGAAGGCTGCTGAAGGATTGATACAAGAAGCTGCATTTATGAAGGTTACACTAGAAGAAACAAGGCACATCATAGACAAAGAGGGTATACTGGAGAACTTTGAACAAGGTAAACAGAAGTTTGTAAGAGAACATCCAGCTACAAAGGTCTATAATACGATGGTTCAACGCTATTCTACAGTATGTAAACAAATATTTGATATGCTTCCAGAGGAGACAAGCAAAGAGGCAGAAGATGAGCTGATGGCTTTTGTTAAAAAGGTGAGGAAGTAATGAAGAACTACATTCTTGAGTATTGGGATAAGATTCAAAAGGGTGAAATAGTTGCATGTAGGAGATTAAAACAACAATATCAAAAGTTAGTGGATGAACTTAACAATCCAAAGGACCCTTGGGTGTTTGATATAGAAAGAGCCAATCAACCAATTGAATTTATAGAACGATTCTGTAAGCACAGCAAAAGTAAATGGATAGGTAAACCTGTTAAGCTTGAACTATTCCAAAAAGCTCAATTACAGGCGATATATGGATTCGTTCATAAAGAAACAGGTTTAAGACGATGCAGAGAGGTTTTTACTCTAGTAGGTAGAAAGAACGGAAAGTCAACGTTAAAGGCAGCAACAGGCATATACATGATGGTTGGCGATGGTGAGGGCGGTAGTGAAGTGTACAGTTTGGCGACCAAAAAAGACCAGGCAAGAATAGTTTTTACTGAAGCGGTTAACATGGTTGCTCAATCTCCTTATTTGTCCAAACACATTAAAAAGCGTAAAACTGATTTATATTTTCCTATAACGTTTAGTAAATTTGAACCACTATCAAGCGATTCTAATAGTCTAGATGGTCTAAACGTTCACTATGGTATTATAGACGAATTGCATGCTATAAAAGATAGAAATCTTTACGATGTTATTAAACAAGCAATGACAGCCAGGGAGCAGCCTATTTTAGACATAATAACTACAGCAGGCTTTGTAAGGGAATGTATCTATGACAGTATATACGATTATGCATGCAATGTACTAGATGGATTTGTAGAGGATGAAAGATTTTTAGCTTTTATATACGAATTGGATGATAGAGAAGAATGGACAGACTTTAGAATGTGGGAGAAGGCTAACCCTGGACTTGGTACGATTAAAAGTTATGAGGAACTTGCTGCTAATGTAGAAAGAGCGAAAAACGACCCCGATTTTTTACCAACAGTGCTTACAAAGGATTTCAATGTTAGGGACACTGTAGCAGGAACATGGTTGACGTTCGACCAAATAAATAATACAGAAACTTTTGATATAGAAGAACTAAAAGGCAGTTATGCAATTGGTGGTGCTGACTTGTCCAGTACAACAGATTTAAGCTGCGCAACGCTTCTAATCATGAAACCTAATAGTGATAAAAAATACTGTATACAGCAATACTTCCTACCTGCTGAATTATTAGAACAAAGAGTAAGAGAGGATAAAATACCTTATGATAAATGGGCACAAAGAGGATTGTTAACGTTATGTGAAGGAAATAAAATCAATTATTCTGATATAACCGCATGGTTTAAAAAGATGTATGAGCAATATCAGATTATTCCACTTTGGATTGGTTACGACCCTTGGAACGCACAATATTGGATACAGGAAATGAAAGACTTGAACTTTAACATGATTGAAGTAAGACAAGGATTTAAGACGTTAAGTCAGCCAATGAAGGAACTAGCAGCGGATTTAATGGCAAAAAGAATCAACTATAACAACAATCCAATCCTGAAATGGTGTCTAACTAATGTGAACGTCAAACGAGATGATAATGACAATATAAAACCTATTAAAGGCAAGAATCAGAGGCAGCGTATAGATGGCGCTGTCTCTTTATTAATTGCATATACAGTTTTATTCAATAACTTGCAAGACTACATCAACATTATCTAGTTTAAGGGCGGGAGGTAAAAAAGTGGGGCTATTTGAAAAGATATTCAAACGACCTACTACCAAACAAATAGAAGGATATTTCAAAATGCTAAATGGATATACGCCAGTATTTACGACATATGAAGGCGGAGTATATGAGATGGAGCTAACAAGGGCAGCGATACATGCTATAGCAACGCAATTTTCAAAACTCAAACCTGAAATACAAGGTAATGCATACAAAGAGTTATCTAAAAGACTTCAATTTAGACCTAATCCTTTCATGGACACATCAAAATTCCTTTACAGACTTGCAACGATATTGCACGTACAAAATACCGCTTTTATAGTACCGATTACAGACGATTCTGGTGAAGTGATAACAGGGTATTATCCAATTTTGCCTTCTAGGTGTGAAGTAGTAGAGTACAAAGGTCAGCCTTGGTTACGCTATACGTTTAGTACAGGGCAAAAGGCAGCAATAGAATTTGAAAAAGTAGGAATCATGACACTATTTCAATACAAAAATGACTTTTTTGGTGAAAACAATAACGCCCTAAATCCTACTATGCAATTAATGCATACACAGAATCAAGGAATCATTGAAGGCGTAAAGCAATCAGCTAATATAAGATTCTTAGCGAAATTAGCTAATATTTTTAAATCAGACGATATTGAGGCAGAAAGAAAAAGGTTTGTCGAAACAAACTTAAGGGCTGACAACAATGGCGGCGTATTGATATTTGATAACAAATACGCTGATGTAAAACAAATAGTTAGTAAACCTTTTATAATTGACGCTGCACAAGTAGAACACATAAAAAACAATGTGTTTAATTACTTTGGTGTAAACGAAAAGATCTTACAAAATAACTTCAATGAAGATGAATGGAACGCATTTTATGAGGGCAAAATCGAACCTTTAGCAATTCAATTAAGTTTAGTTATGACAAATATGACTTTTACAGACAGAGAGATAGCCTTTGGAAATCAAATAATCTTTACCGCTAACAGGCTTCAATATGCGAGCAATCAATCAAAACTTAATATAGTTACTCAATTATTTGATAGAGGACTAATAACACGTAATGAAGGTAGAGAAGTGTTTAATATGTCTCCTTTGGACGATGGAGATAAGTATTATATCCGCAAAGAATATGCTGAAGTTAGCAAACTCAACGAATCACAAGGCTTAGGAGGTGAAGAAGATGCCTTACAAACCAGCACAGAGGGAATACAGAGCGGTAGTCCTTCCACTACAGACACAGGAGACGAATAAAAGAATTGATACAGATTACTATGTAGAAGGATACGCAACAACGTTTGATGAACCGTACTTACTTTATGAAATTGATGGGATTAAATATTATGAAAAAATCGATAGAAACGCTTTAGAAGGTGCTGATATAAGCGATGTAATAATGCAATACGACCATCAAGGCAAAGTCCTTGCAAGGCTATCCAATGGAACACTTGGAATTGAGCCTACAGAAAAAGGGCTTTTTATTTATGCAGATCTTTCGAAATCACAGGAAGCAAGGGAATTATATGAAGAAATAAAAAACGGTCTAGTTACAAAAATGAGTTGGGCATTTACTGTTGCGGATGAAGAATACGACAAAGAGACTAGGACAAGAATCATCAAAAGAATTAATAAAGTCTATGATGTGTCAGCTGTTAGTATACCTGCTAACGATGGCACAATAATAAGCGCTAGGTCCTTCATAAACGGATTGATTGAGAAGGAACAGCAGGAGTTGCTGGAGCGCAGAAAAAGAAAAATAAAACTACTTATCGATATGGGGGTATGAGTATGAACAGACTACAAGAAATTGAAAAAAGATTAGCTGAAATAAAAGTAGAACTTGAAAACGACAACGCTGATATAGACGCATTAGAAAAAGAGGTCAAGGAATTGACAGAAGAAAGAAAAGCAATTCAAGAAAAGATAGAAAGGAGAAAAGAAATTATGGCAAATATAGTTAGTGGCGAAGGTACAATAATAACTGACTTTATACCAAATAAGGAAGAAAGAAAATTTGAGAATATGACAAAAGAAGAAATACTTGAAACACCAGAATATAGAAGTGCTTTTCTAAAGAAATTGTTAGGAAAACCATTAACAGAGGCAGAAGAAAGAGCTTATACAAGTGCTGACAATAGCGCAGGTGCAGTTATTCCTACTCTAACAGCTAGCGAGCTATTCGATAAAATGGTTGCAATAGCACCAATGATAGACGAAATTACATTGCTTAGAGTTGCAGGCAATGTAAAATTTGCAATAGAAAATGTAAGGGATGCAGCAACAAAGCATACTGAAAATGCTGCAGTAACACCAGCTGGTGATAGTTTAGCTTATGTAACTTTAGCTGGATATGAATACATCAAAGTAATTAGAATAAGCAAAACTGTTCAAACAATGTCTATTAACGCTTTTGAAAATTGGTTAACTGATATGTTAGCAGAAGATATAGCTGTAGCTATAGAAAACGATATAATCAATGGTGATGGAGTATCTGGACCTAAAGGGGTTGAATATGCAGCAACTTGGGTAGCTGGTGAAAATCTAATTGAATATGCTAATGGTGGATCTCCAAGTTATGATAATGTAATGGATATGATAGCAGCATTACCATTAAGATACCACTCTGGCGCTAAATTCTTATGTAATAGCAAATTCCTATATGGTAAATTAGCAAAGATAAAAGATGACCAAAAACAGCCAATTTTAGTAAAGGACATGGCAAATGGGTTACAATTTAGAATTATGGGATTCCCAGTATTGCTATCCGATAAAGTAGCAGATGGCGTAATGTACTTTGGAAACTTTAAGAAAATAGTTGGAAACTTAGCGCAAGACGTAACTGTAGAATCTAGTACACAATCAGGATTCTTGAACAATTCAATAGACTTTAGAGGTACTGCAATATTTGATTGTGATATTGCTTTGCCAGATGCCTTTATTAAGATGGCAGAGGCAGGAGCATAAAATAAGGGAGGGCTTTTTAGCTCTCCTTTATTTTATAAAGGTGGGATAAACAATGCTAGAACTAGTTAAAGACGCATTGAGAGTCAGCGGAAATGATTTAGATACAGAAATACAACATCTAATTGACGCTGCAAAAGCCGACCTAAAATCTGCTGGAGTTAGTGAGGACAAAATAAATGATGATGACCCGCTTATCAGACAGGCGATAATCGTTTATTGCAAAGCTTATTTTGGGTATGATGATATGGGCGAAAGATTCGCAGAGGCATACGAAAATTTCAAAAAACATCTAGTGGTGTCACTTGAATATACAGGCGGTGCTGAATGATGAGAGACTATAGGTATAAAATAGATTTTTTAAAAAGAGTACAAGGTTATGATGAATTTGGTGAACCTGTAGATGAATGGCAAACGCACATATCAGGGATATGGGCAAGTTATGAGCCTCTATTAGGGAATGAGTATTTTACAGCGCTTACTAACGATACGAAAGTAGAAGTAAAATTCAATATGAGATATGTACCTGGTATTACAAACGACATGAGAATTAAGCATGGCAATGATATATACGAGATAATATCTGCAGTAAATGTCAAAGGATTGAATAGGGAATTGCTATGTTATTGTAGGCTGGTGAAATAGATGCCCAGAGTATATTTTAGAGTAGAAGGTATGGATGAGCTGGAAAGGTCTTTAAAAAGGCTTGGAAAGGTCCCACAGAAACACGTTACATCAAGCTCAAGAAAAGCTATGAACATAGTTTTAAAACAATCCAGGGCAACTGCACCATATGAAACTGGAGCACTTAAAAAAGGAATTAAAATGGTGGGTGAAAGATCCAGGCAGAAAGGTAAAAAAGTATATAGGATAGTATTCGATAGAAACATGAACCATATATTTCAGAAACCTGTTAAAAATCCTGGAGAATCAGGGCATAAAGGAGCTAGGAAAGTAGCCTACTACCCATTCAGCCAGGAGTACGGATTTTTTGCTAGAGATGGGAAGTATATCCCTGGTTACAGATTTATTCATAATGCTTTAGCTAATAATACAAGTGCTATTGAAAAGACAATCGTAGGTGAGATGAAAAAGAAAATTGATGCTGAAATAGTGAAAGCGGGGTTGAGATAGATGGAAGTTGCATTAAGAAATTTGATAGAGGATAACATACCAGAATTAAAAGATGAAATATACCCTACGAACGCGCCAGAAGGCCATACAAGGCCTTATTTAGTTTATACAAGGATTAATACCAAAAAGGTAAAAACATTGCAAGGAACGACAAATAAAGAGTATTTAAGCTATATGTTTAGTGTTATGGCTACAAGATATAGTGAAATGAAATCCTTAACTAAAAAAGTTGAGGATTTATTAATTTCATTACCTGGAACTACAATGGGAAACTTTTACATTGAAGATGTTGATATAAATAATGTAACGGAACAATACGAGCATGAGTTGAAAGTTAATCGAGGGATTATAGATTTTACTATATATTTTGAGGAGGTAGAGTAATATGGCTAAACGAGCATTAGGAACAAAGCTACAAATAGGAAAAGATTCTCCTGTTACTGTAGCTGGATTAACTTCTATCAGTGGGCTAGAGTTATCTGCTGACACAATTGATGTTACTACCCTTGATAGTGATGGAGCTTATAGAGAGTTTATAGCTGGGTTTAAAGATGCTGGGGAAGTATCACTTGAAGGATATTTGGAACTCGAACCGGAGAAAGGGCAAAAGGATTTATATGACTTGTTTGAGAGTGGAGATGTTGAAGATTTTACTATTTTGTTTCCTGACAACATGGGGAGTTGGGAATTTAAAGGTGTAGTAACTGGATTCAGCACAAGTGCAGACTTGGAAGATCCATTATCTTTTAGTTGTACTATTAAAGTATCAGGTAAACCTACACTGCTAGTAGGAGCAGAAACTTAAGGCTAGATGTTGCTCTAGCCTTATTTTTATATTGGGGGATCAAGCATGATTAAAAGATTGTTATTACCTATTATTAAATTATTGAACAAGATTTTGTTTAAAATTAACAAAAAACTAAAGGAGAGGATTATATGAGTTATCATCCAATAAAACTTGACAAAGTAAGAAATTTTAAGTACGGTATGAAAGCTATAAATTTAATTGAGAAAAAATACGGGAAACCTATTATGGAAATAGATGGGATTGAAGATGGAAAAATAACAATGGAGGATTATGCGAACTTAATATGGGCAGGTTTAGCCCATGAAGATCCTGAATTAACTCCTGAAAAAGTTATGGACTTAGTTGATGAATATTCTAGTATTGCTAAGGTAAGTAAAATCATGTGGCAAGCTTTGAATGATGTATTTAAGGATGTCGAGGGGGAAACAGAAAATAAGGACGTAAAGGTAAAAAACAAGAAATAAGCAGCAAGAAAGAGCCTTTTACTATTGAAAAGGCAATGAAACTTGCTGCTTCTATTGGAATTCCAGTAAGTGAGTTTTGGGAAATGACGCCATATGAATTAAATGTCTACGCAAAAGCATATTTTGAGAACAAAAAAAATGAATTTAAAGAGAAACTAACTTTAGAATATTATAACGCAATGTGGACTATACAATGGCTAGGTAAAAGATCGCAACAACCTAGACCGTTACAAGAAATTTTAGAAGCGATTGATAAAGAAAGGAAAAATAAAGTAATGTCAGATGAAGACATGTTAAAACAAGTTATGGTTTTAAATAAATTATTTGGCGGAGAGGTAAAACTTGTAAAACCTAAGAATATTATGTAATATATAAGTAATAATATTCTTAGGGGTGGTTATATGGGAGGATTGTATGGATCTCCGGAATTAGGACCATATGCAGAACCTAGACAGCAGATAAAGACAATTAAAAAAGAAGGTTATAAACCACAAGAAAATATATGGGTTTGGATAGTGGTTGCAATTGTAAATATATTACTTTTATCAGTCAGCGTAACTTTAGAAAATGTCGTAGCATTATTAGCATTAGACAGCATGGTTTTGTTTGGAATATCAGTTGTAAGTTTGGTTGTGAACTTAATTAAGAAAAGGCGAATAGGAAACGACATAAAATTTATTGGCATTAGTATATTGACATTTTTGATATTTACAATACTTTTAAGCACTCTTTAACGAGTGCTTTTTTAATGCCCAAAAAAGCAGGTGAGATAATGGCTAAATCTAACTTTATAGTACGTGGTGGAGCAGATTTTAGTGGTATCCAACAAGAAATATCCAAAACTGAAAAGAGTTTAAAGGGTTTTGAGAGCCGCATAAATAGCACCTTTAAGGGAATATCAGAAGGACTGGGTATTAACCTCGGGAAATTGACAAAAGTAGGGTTATTTGCTGCTGCTGCAAAGAAACTAGTCGATTTTGGTAAGGCATCTATAGATGTAGCAGCTGATATGAGAGAAGTTCAGAACGTAGTGGATGTAACATTTGGTTCCATGGCAAAAGATGTAGATGATTTTGCAGCTAACTCTATAAAAGCATATGGTTTATCAACATTAGCAGCTAAACGTCATGCTTCAACTATGGGAGCCATGCTTAAATCGTCAGGCATAACAGGTGAAGCAGTAAGGGATATGGCCTTGGATTTAACGGCTTTAGCGGCCGACATGGCATCATTCTATAACCTAGATAATGACGTTGCTTTCCAGAAAATCATGAGTGGTATGTCCGGTATGACTCAACCTTTGAAAGAGCTGGGTATCAACATGAATATAGCCAACGTTGAAGCTTTTGCTTTGAGTCAAGGATTTAACAAGGCTTGGAGAGAAATGAGTCAAGCGGAACAAACAATGTGGAGATATAAATACCTGTTACACGTAACAAAAGATGCCCAAGGAGACTTTGCAAGAGAGATGGGCACATGGTCTAATCAGGTTAAAATTTTAAAGATGCAGTGGGAAGAATTCATGTCTTTAATAGGTAAAGTTTTAGTAGAAATACTTTTGCCTGTGGTTCGTTTTTTGAATAAAGCATTGGAGTTGTTAATCAAGATAACAAAGACTATAGGTAAAATCTATACAATAATAACTGGAAGAGAAATTGGTGCAAGCGCTGAGATAGTAGAAACAAATATGGATATAGAAGATTCTGCTCTTGGTGCAGCAGATGGACAAGAAAAATTAGCAGATGGAATAGGGAAAGCAGCAAAAGCAGCTAAAGGGGCAATTGCACCATTTGATGTATTGAATATCCTTCAACAGAATTTGGCATCTGGTGGTAGTGGTGGTACAAGCGGAGGATTAGGAAATTTATTTACGCCAGTAAAGAGTGAGATAAACACAAAAATAGAGACTAGACAAGTAGATGATGGAATAGAGGAAGCTAAACGTAAATGGGAAGGTTTTTTTATTTGGTTAGGTGATTGGTGGAATAGATTAAAACAAGCTTTTGCAATCCCGATATATGTACCGGCTCCAATATTTGCGGCTATACCTGACCCCGTCTATAATCCTAATTGGGGATTAGTACCACCCATAGTACCAGCCCCAAATTTTGAACCAATTCCGAACCCAGTATATAAACCCAATTGGAATTTAACTCCTCCACCAGTACCAGTTGTAACAATTCCACCGATTTACGCAAAGGCATATTTATTATCATTAGAAAATTTAAAACTTAAAACAGCAGAATCTTTTAACAGTAAATTAGAAAATGCAAGAGTATTTTTAGAAAACCTATCAATCAATATAAGGCTAAGCTATGCAGGAATTAGGGAAGCTACTTGGCTTTTGTTAACAGAGCTGCAATCCCAAATTATAACCGCCTTTGGAAACATAGAAGCTAGCTATACAACCCATAAAGAAAAAATTAAAGTAATAGCCGAAGAAGCGGCCGCTGGATTAAGACAGACTACCACGGATTTACTCTTAGACCTGCAAACACGCTTTGCAGCTACAATGGAACAAATAAAAACAAATATTAGCACTACATTAGGAATTATAGAAACTAACTATAAAACACACAAAGAAAATGTCGTTGTTTTGGCAACGGCGATTTCTGCCGCATTGGTAACCAATATCAACAAGGGCATAACAATCGTAGGAAACAATTATAACATCGTCATCGAAGCAATACAGACCAGTTTACAAACATTTGGACAAAATGTATCCGCAATAGCAGGCGCGATTGCAACAAATTTTGTCAAAAATTTAAGCGAAGGATTTAAAACTGCTTACAATAACTTTATTGAATTTGCCAACAGTTTAGGAAGAGGTTTAAAAGAATTTGGAAGCGGGCTTTTAAAGGCAGCGGCAGAAACCGCAAAGGGATTTGTAAGTAACTTAGTCAATGGATTTGTTACAGTCTGGAATAACTTTAAAAGCTTAATGGCAAGCATAGGTGAGAAAGTAAGTGGTTGGTTTAATGCAAATAAACAAGTAATAGTTACGACTGCTATTGTGGGAGGAATAACTTTAGCGGCCATTGGACTAGCATTAGCAGCACCAGCGATAGCGCCATATGTAGGAGCAGCGCTTGGCGGTTTAGCAAGTATTCCAGCACTTGCAAAAGGTGGAATCACTAACGGGCCTATGCTTGCAATAGTAGGAGATAACCCAGGAGGTAAGGAAGTTATATCGCCATTAGACAAACTCCAAGATATGTTAATATCGGCAGTTGGAACAGCATTAATACAACACGAGCAATTTAGTAGTGGTAATAGAGAGCCTATTGTATTACAAGTGAATTTAGACAGTAGAGAAATTGCAAGAGCTATTTATGACCCATTAGAAGATGAAAAAAATAGACGAGGTGATCCTGTGATTACAACAATATAGAAAGGGGGAGTAGGAAAAATGATAAAAATAAATGGTGTGGAAATCCCTACTCCTTCGGATTATACAGTAGGGATTATGGATTTAAGCAGAGCAGAAAGAAATGCTAGGGGTACGTTGATAATTGAGAGAATAGCGACAAAAAGAAAGATTGAAATGCGATGGAATTATTTGGACAAGGATAGATTAAGTCAGTTACTAAATTTAGTATCTCCTGTATTCTTTGAAGTTGAGTATATAGATCCTCAAGAAAATACATGGAAAACAGGAACTTTTTACGCAGGAGACAGAAGAGTAGGAGCATTAGACTATAGAAATGGGGTTATTAGATACAAAGACATTAACTTTAACATTATAGAAAGGTAGGTGTGTAAAGTTGTTAAAAGTAAGTAGGCAATTCAAAGAAGCAGTATATGCACCTACCAGAAAAGTTAAAGCAAGGGTAAGTTTTGAAATTCTTGATAATGAAGCATATCATGATAATACTCCAACAGCAACAAGCGAGGCTCCTATAAGTCGTAAGTACCAGCTAACAAATAAAATAAGAAATATGAGCCATAAATATGCTACCTTTGAGAGAGATTACTTCAAACTTGATGGTAGCTTTTATATTCCTCCTAAACCAGGAGAAGGAGATAGTGAATTAGGATGGTGGAGTGGTGATATATGTGATGAAGAAGGAATATTTAATCCATACCAGGTGTTAGAATTTAATTTTACAGAAGAACATAATTCCATGGGATTAACTATTACTTTTGATACTATGGCCAAAGAATATGCCATTGACTTTGATATTGAGGTTTATAGATTAGATGGTACTCTTATTCATGTTGAAAATGTAGTAGGTAATAATAAGCCTACTTATGTATTGGTCCATGGCCTAGACAACTATGGAAAGATAGTTATTACCATTAAAAAATGGGCTAAACCATACCGAAGAGCTAGAATTACGGAGGTAGACTTTGGAGTAATTAAAGACTATGAAGATGATAAATTAATCAAACTCAATATAATTGAAGAAATGAATATTATAAGTGACAAGATCCCCAGTAATGAAATTAGATTTACTATAGATAACTCCAATAAAGAATTTAATATTCTTAATCCAGAAGGTTTCTATAGATTCTTAAAGGAAAGACAAGAAGTAAAGGCTAGTATAGGTGTAGAAGTATCAGAAAATGAATTTGAGTTCGTACCTATGGGGAAATTTTATCTCACTGATTGGCAATCAGATGAAGGAGCCCTGACCACAACATTTATTGCAAGAGATATATTTGAATTACTAGAAAACAAGGAATATACAAGTATAATTAATACTAATTTATACGATTTAGTAGAAGATATAATGATTAAGGCTGGGGTTAAAGATTATTATATAGATAAGAAATTAAAAGACATTCCTACGAGTGGATTTAAAGAAAAATTAAATTGCAGAAGAGCATTGCAATATGTTGGGATAGCAGGTAAGGCTGCAATATACCAAGATAGATATGGTGTAGTTAGAGTAGAGCAGTTTCAAACCCTTGACGAAAGTACAAGTTACATTTATTTTGCCGGTCCTGATATGTATACAGGTATGATATATCCAATGGCAGATGAAGGCTATGACATGAAAAATATAACCTTTGATAATGTTTATAAGGAACCACAGATTAAGCTAGATAAGCTCTTATATTCTTTGATTATGGTAATTAATAATGGAGAAGAAAAGCAAGAAGTTACTTTCTACAATCAAGGAATTAAGGATGGAGTATCATTCAAGATAGATAATCCTCTTATAAATACTGTTGAACATGCTAGGGAAGTAGCAGAATGGATAATTGAAGAATACAATTTAAGGGCTATATATAACATTGATTGGAGACAAAATCCCGCCCTTGAATGTGGAGATATAATATTAGTAGAAGATAGTTTTAAAGCTAAAAAACAATCCAGGATAATAAAACAAGAGTTTGAATATGCTGGATATCTTTCGGGCAAGACAGAAACCAAGGGTGGTGTGTAGTATGCCTTGGCAACAACCTAAAACAGATTGGAATAGTGATGATTATTTTAATGTAGATGATTTAAACCGTATAGAATCTAATACGCTCGAAGTATATTTGTTAGCTAAGGTATTGA